TAGCTCACTCATTCTCTCTTGTGGGTTAGTCTTAACTTCTTTTAATTACTATCCAATGAATCTTTATGTGCAGTTTTTAGGTGTGCTAGGTTGGTTGGTTGTCGGAATCAAAACTAAAGATCATCCAATTTCTTTTGTAAATGGAGTTGGATTGGCAATTTTAGGTTTTGGTATCATATATAGCCAAAACTTGTAAAAAAAGTAGCCCTAGAATCGCCATAATCCAATTTAAATGAGGTGTCTGGTACGATTATAACCCACTAATGCGTAAGTCTATTCTCGTCCATCTCAGAGCCATTATCAGGGGTGTCGCCTGATTCTTCCTCTGTATTGTCCTGAATCATAGCTAATTTAGGTTTTAGAGCAGGAATCTTGCTAACTAGACCTTGTAATTCTTCAATTAACTCAGCATCACTCTTTTGTGTAGCTTTATCTACATTCAGATTTATATTCTGAGAACTAAAACCACCCATCTCTAAAACTAATTTTGCTGTATTGAGTCTGACTGCATCTTGTTCTGATCTAAGTAAGTCTTGTAGGACTGTGATAGCTAGTCCAGATGTCGATGTAATTCTATCTTCGTTCTTCTCTCTGATTTCATGAGCATATTTCTTTTTAAGATATGAACCCATTTGTGTTGGATTGGATGTCCATCCTGCTTTCTTTGCTGATTGTGTTGCATTACCTGCTGTCTCTCCCTCTAGGTAATAATCTATAAATTTTTGTTCGTCTTCTTTACTTATCTTTCTGGGCATCTGCGTTCTCCAATAACCATATCTTTAATTTATTTACTGTCTCTTTAGGTAGAGGTAAGTCTTTTCTATATTTAATCCAAGACTTATCCAATACGAGACTCCCATCTATATCTACTTGTGTATCACTTCCTGAGATGTGACTTACAAGTGTTATAGTTTTGTCGTTTTCTTCTACGACTAATCCGATTGATATACAGTCAGCTAATGTATTTTCTAATTCTTTTATATTTGTCCACCCTGATGTTGGGGTGATTGCATCTTCCCAATTAATGACTACTAATTTTGGTTTCATTTTTTGCTTCTTAGATAATTAAGATAATCTGCACCCTCTTGTACTTGGTAAAACTTATTGTGCTTAGTTAGATTCTCATGTGCAGGTAAGTGTTGAAGATTACTTAACACATGTAAACCTGAAACAGTTTTACCATTTAAAGGAATAATATGGTCTACGTGATAACCTTTAGGGCATTTTTTATAAAAATCTTTTATTAAATTTGTTTCTGACCATACAGGAGTTCTTTTAAGTTTATCGGCATGTCTCTTCATACAGTCAGCATTGACCATACCTCTGCCATGTTCTTGTCTATATGTTTTTCTTTGTGCTTTGTAAACTTCAGTCTGTCTATATTTCTTCTTAGTTTGTTTACACTTTTCTGATTGTTGATATTTTTTTTGGGATTGTTTATATGTGTCTGATTCTATATATTGTTTATACTTATCAGTTTGTTTATATGATTTATTATAAACTTTAGCTTTTGTTTTATATTCAGGTGTTTTTTTTAACAATCTATTATATTCTTTTCTAAACTCTTCTTTTGAAGCAAAGTCTTCTATTTTTAAACCGAATTTATTTGGTCTCATTTTTTGCTCCTCAAATAATTTAAATAGTCAGCCCCAGACTCTACCTCCCAAAATATCTTGATGAAGTCTGGATGGTCTTCTGTGAGTTCGGTATTAAATACAGCAACAGCACAAGCTGACATCATCTTACATGGAAGATTAAGTTGCTTTGCGAAGTTGTCGTATTTCTTATACGAGCCAACTTGAACACAATGCATAATCTTATCTGAGTTAGCATCCTTGATAGGACTATAACCTGATACATGAGTATGACCTGCTATGAGTAAGTGGTCTCTTGCGTTGAATAATGCGTGTTTAACAATACCATGAGCTGTATTGTACATTGAGTGTCCTCTGAAGTTATGAGAACAATTTACCTTTATTTCGTGTTTAGGTAGTTTGATTTTAAGTCTTGCGTTGTGGTTAGAATATACAGTCTTTAGAGGTTTACACATCCAAGTAATCGGATCACCCTCCATAGCCCACATATCATGGTTTCCTGCAACGATAAATATATAAGGTGTTGCATTGACTAACCATTCAACTAACTGCCATTGTTGTTCGCCATTAGTTGTTTGGTCTGCCCATAATCCTGCTAACTTACCACGTCTAGCCCAGTTATTAGACAAGTCACCAACAGAACAAGCATACATACCATCTGTTTCATTAACTATATCTATATGCTTTCTAAGTGATACCCAATCACATCCATCATCATCAACATGAGGATCACCTTGAATATATAATCCAATAGGTTTCTTATCGTTTATTTTTATGTTGATAAACTTTTCAGACTTCTCTCTAGCTTCTTTTCTTTTGAATACTTCTGTTCTTGCATTGATGAGTTCTTCTGTAGACCAATCAAGATTCTGAGCTTCTTCTAATTCGTAATTCTTTATAACTTCAGGGTTTTGTGTTTTCTTATTACAAGTTCTACACTTCCACCTTTTTCTTTGTTTTTCTGAGCCATCTGTACCTGCTTTGATTAGATGGGTTGATTTACAATGAGGGCAACATAAAGCATTACCATCTTCGTCTCTTTGTATGATACCTACTCTACTGTAGTTACCACCATTATTGTGGATTTGGTTTGTCATTTGTTTTTTTCCTGTTTAATTAGATATTCGAGATACCACTTAGCTTTCTCTAAGTCTTGTATAGGTGTGCCTTTGTAAGGGAATCGGGTAACGTATTTTACGATGTTCCCACGAACATAGTCCATATCCCACGATCTTATGTATTCGATTGTCTCTATACCTTTAGTATAATGACTTGGTCGATTAATAAGGTCTTCTTTCTTCTTCATCAATCTTATCCATAACTTCATCCCAAGTTATCGGTGTACAATTTAAGAACACTATACCACCATATTTATAGTCAAGTCTATTATTTATCCTTGACTTAATGCTGATTTCTGCTTTGGGATCAATCGCATGGATTGCTTTGATGATTTGCATTTCCCTTTTTGTGTAGGGAATATTTGCACTCATAGTTATCTCCTATTGGTTTAAGCATATAGCCATCTAGTGATGTAATATGACATAACCAATATAAGTATAAACTCTAAGACTGATAGTTCAGGTCTTAGATATTTCGTTCTTACCTTACTTAATAAGAACTTAATTATCTTTATCATCGCATTAAAGGATTACTATTTCTAGCTTTTAAACCCTCTAATTCTGTTCTAAGTATTGATAATTCTTTTTCTAAAGGTGTTATGTCTGGAATTGTTCTGGACTCAACTACCTCTAATCTGTTTAAAATCTGCCCTACTTGAACAAACAGTCCACCTAGTGTAATAACTAGCCCTAATACTGCTCCTATTGTCTTGATGTCCATAGTCTGTCCTCATAAGATTGATTTGAATAAATGTTTCTAATATCAACATAGGTATTGTTTGTATATGTACCTATATCAATACTTTCTAATTCTGGTTGTATAAATATATCTGAGTTTACTTGTGTATATTTATTGATCTTGTTTGGTTTTTGCATAGCTTTGGCAGTTAGTATTTGTACTGCTTTGAGCTGACCATCTATTGTCTTTATCTTTTCTGCTACCTTTATAGATATTTCTTCTATAGTTAGTTCGGTTTCAACACCCCTACTGTTGTCCTGTGTGCTTTCAGATATTCTTGTTGGTTCTGTTTCGACAGCTCCTCCTGTATCTTCACCCACTCTCGTATCTCTTTCTGTTTCTTCGACAACTTCTTCTTCATAAATTTCTTCCTCTATAACTTCGTTAGATAATACTATTGTATCTTCTATAAATTGTTCTTCAACTGTAGGTTCTTCGAATGTTTCTACAAAGGTTTCTTCGATGATAACTTCGTTTATTATTGGTTCATTGTACGAAGAAACTTCGAAGTCAGGTTCGAATGTTACTTCAACTATATCTTCGTATATCTCTGCAATCTCTGATTGTGTTGCAACATCTATGACTACAGGATCATATTCAATATATAACGTAGGATTTTTTAAGTCTGCAGCATAGTGATATGGAGAGTTAGATTCCTCAAAAAACGAAAATTTGGCAGAAATACTATAATCTTGTTGGGTAAAAGAGTCTATATAGATAGAATCTGTATAGGTTGTAAAGTATCCATCTTGCCTATCTATCGTCCTAGATTGTGTAGTTACATTGCCATTATCATCTACTAAGGTTTGTGTCATAACCACACTTTGATCGTAGCTATTCCAGAACCAAATATCTGCACCTAGTGTAGATGTAAATCCATTATTAATAACTTCTTTAGATAAACCTGCGTCATTGTTAAGTGATATAGTGGATTCTACATATTGCCCATGAACACCTGCAACTATATTGTTGCCATGTCTAGCTGTGTTTGTTCCAGACCATGTACTAAAATCTTGATTAAGGAGATTTTTTGTGGTGTCTGCGTTTGCTAATAGAGGTAGCATTAACAGAATCAAAAACTTTTTCATTACCGAGTTCATCCCATCTTTGTTTAGCTTGTTCACCAATCAATCCATCTATAGGACATGGTGTACCTGCATCCATCATAGATTTCCATACATCTTTATCTTGACACATCAACGATATCGCTGCGACTTTCATACCTAAACCATTAAGTAGTTTAGCTTTCTTTCTGCGTTCACATTCCATATCGTGATAATAAGTTCCCATAGATGTGCTGAAGCCAATAACAGTCATGCCAATAGAAAGGGGTATTACACAACTGTCTTGACCATATACTGACATAGAAGGTGCTGTTGCAGAATTAACAGCAGTCTCTTGATTAGAATTATTAGTTGTAGAATTAGTTGTGGTATTAGTTTGTCCACCAGTATAGTTATTGGTTGTCTCTTGTGAGTACCCACCTGATATAGCTGTATTACTTCCTGATGTATTCGTTTGAGTATTAGTTGTTGCACCTGTGCTACTGGTATCTGATACAGCATCTTCTATTGCGTAACCTAAGATTAATACGATTATTATAACGAGTGCTAAATAAATTCTATCCACGACACTTCCATTTTCTTAATGCCAATGCTTTACGAGTTGGTCTACCTTTAGAATCTTTCATAGGACCTTTAACACCAGACATTCTTGCACAAAAACTTGCACGTCTTCCTGCTGCTTTTGATCCTGGTTTGACTTTACCTGTTACAGGTCTTTTTAAATTAGCACCTGTAGTACGTTTAAAATACTTTCTTCCTGCTTCGTTAAGTCCACCTGTTTTACTTTGATATCTCTTAGCTACCATGTTATCTCCTTGTTGCAGCAGAACCGAAATAGAATCCTGATATCGCTGCTAAAAAATGTGTGTCTGCTGTAGTAATTACAATCCCTGATATTCCTTGAAATGTTGTTACTTCTTCGATACTGCCGAATATCCACCAACCCTCTTTAACTTGCTCAAGATACATAAGATGTACTTGTACTGATGGGTCTAAGAATACTGCTATCTTAGGTAAACAGATAATAAAAAACACAGCTAATAATGCCATCCATCTTCTTGTTGTAGATTGATATTGACTATTATCTTTTCTTGCATCTTCTACTGATGCACGATTTATCTCTGCTCTTTGCATAAGATACTTTTGTTGATCTGCTGCGTCTTTAGATTTTTGTGACCATATAGAAAGTAGCCCAGTAAATAAACTAGAGCCAAGCATTGTGATGACTTCAAAAGGTATCATTTAATCATCCAACCTTTCATTATATTTTTCTGCTCCTCCACCAAACCAGTTATAAACAATAGGTCCAACTAATGGAATAGCTTTTAAAGTAGGTTCTAAGTTTACTTCTTCATCTTGAGTAAAGTCATAAAATTCTTTTCCTCCCTTGAACAAACCATCAATAATAGGGGTTGCAGGAGTAAATAGATTAACTACATATTCAGTAACTTTACCTTCTTTTAAGTATTTGTCTGTGCTGTATTTGTCTATACCATAAACCCCTGTCAATGCCCACATAGCTTCAGTTGGTATTCTTTCAGGGTCTACTTCTCTACCTAACAAGACATCTCTTACCATTCTAGTACCTAAGTTTGCAGCAGATAAGTAACCTGCTAAAACTGTCGCATTTTTAACAGCATTTATTTTATTACCCTTTTTGTATTCTTGAACTATTCCTCTTCTTGCAAGGTCAAGTTGTTTAATCATAAATGATTTAAGCATATAAGCTATACGACCAACATCTGGATTATCCAAATATGGTTGTGGCATTTCTAACATTGAAATAGGTTGTATACCAGACAACTCATTAAAAGCATGAAACTTAATATTATTAGTAACTCCAGAGCCACCTTTAGATTTTGGGTTATAATTTTTCAAATCATCTATGATTGAAAGGACATCATCTCCATAAAATTTTCCCCATTTTTGCTTGAACGCTCTTTCTCCTGCAGGTGTTTTTACTTCTTTTACTGCTTTCTTAATAGACGCATTCATAAATGTTTCTTTACCTAATCTATCTAATGTTCTAAATCCAGATATATCAAAAAGGGTATTAAGCAATTTTGCAGTCTTCCTAGTTCCACCTTCTGCTACCTCTTGCATAGCATTATTAATTCCTACATCAATTAATTTTATATCTTTAGTTTTAAATAAAGAAGCAAATGTGTTCCTAAAACCATTTAAAGCCCCCGAAACACCAAGATCACCTAATTGAACAATAGCAGATATAGGATTAGCAATAGTTCCCATATATCCTAAATCTTTTATTGTACCTATAGTAGAACCTGTAGACTGTTCTCCACCTATAAATCTACTTTTTATTAAACCAGTTAAGTCATCTATTTGGTCTGGGTTCAATGATTTTTCTTCTGCTAATAATTTTCCAACAGAATCATCTATATCAATATCTCCTTTAGACTTTGATAAATTACGACCAAAAAATTTATTTCTTTCTATTGTATTAATAGCATTTCTAAAATATAAATTTAAAGATTCTTCTGGACTAGAATAATATTTCTCTATTTGTTCATCTGTAAGATTTTCTAACTTTCTAGTTTTTGCAAATTTTGGGAGACCATCAGTTTTTAAACCATAACCTCTTAAAAAACGATTAGCTACTTCAGACTTTTCTTGATCAGTTAATTCTGCAGCTCCAACCTTACCTTTTCTTTTTGCGTATTCATCTTGTAGTTTTTGTATTTGAGTCTTTTGATACCCACTAATATTTTTCATTAGACCTTCATAGTCCTTTACTATTCTAGGAAAATAATTATCTAACTTTTGAAATACTAATCCACTATCGTTTAAGTCATCATAAACTTTGTTCAAAGATGGCTCAACCACATTAGCAAATTGTTCTCTCAATGATTCAGGCATATTTACTTTAGCTATATCATAATTTCCATTGTATAAAGATTTAGTAACAATTTGGTATTTAGTAGGATTTAATTTTTTAAGACTTTGCATTCCTTCTAAAAAGGGATTAAGTTCTTCTAGCTTATCTACTGTATTTTTATGAACATCATACTCAAACCTTCTCATTCTTCTTAAAATTGGTTGAGAAATATTTCCTATTCTTGTTGATAAAACACCTAAATATTTATCTAACCCAGGATTTATCACTCTTCCTAAAGCACTATCATTTGCTATAGTATTATCTATTGACTTTTCTGCCATAGATTTTGTTGGTGCAATATTTAATTTTTGTCCTGAAATTGTTAATGCTTCATTTAACTGTGGATATTGTTGTTCAATTAATTCTTGAGCAGCTTTTGGTGACATGCCATGAGCTATTTCTATATTAATATCTTTTTCTGCTTGTTTAACAAGTTTTGTTGCTCTTTGTTCTAAGGTTGATGGTTTTATTGCTTTGCCTAGAGCAGTTAAACCTACTCCTGCTACTCCACCAATACCTGAATATAAAGCAGCTTTAGCAGGATTTATTTCACCTTGCTTAGCTAAGTCCTCTACAACACTATAAGTTCCACCATAGAGTGCAGATAAAGCTCCTGCAGCTTTCATTGTATGTCCAACAGGTAATAAAGTAGATACATCAAGTATACTGCCAGTAATTTCACCTATTGATTGTGCTGTTCCTCCTTGTGGGTCAAAGTATGGACCATATTCTTCCATTAAATCTCTTTCCCTTTTTCTGAGAATCATGTCTTTTCTTTCTGCTATACTTGCCTCATCAAACCCTTCGCCATAAACAGACTCAGGTGTATGATATTCAAAACCTTTATCTAGGGTAATACTAAACTGACCTAAAGGCATTCTAGCTTCAAGAACATCTGAAAGATATCCAACAAAATTATTCTGTTTGTCGTATCCATACATAAACTGAGTAAAAGCGTCATCTGTTTCTGTTCTAATTAACTTTTTATTAACAATTCTATCGCCTGGTTTTGCTTCTAAATTTTTTAAATTTTCAGATTTATTTATTCTTTCTTCAGTAAGTTTTTCGCCTAAATCAACACTATCACTTTTATCAGAAAAATTCCTAATAAGTTTTTTATTTTCTATCTGATCACCTGGTAAAGCTCCTAGTTCACGAAGTCTTGGTGAATTTTGTATTCTTTCTAATGTTATTGTATCTGCCATATTTATTGCTCAGTTACATCAGCATCTATATCTTCACCTGATGTAGTTGGTATAGATTTTTGTCCTGTTAAAAAGTTTTGAGCTGCTATTTTTGTAGACTCAACAACCCCTAAACCTGTAGAAGCATTAATAGACATAGCTTCTAGTTCTATAGCCCTTCTTTGATCATCTCCTAGGTCAGAACCTATATCTGTTCCAACTTTTTGTTTTATTAAATCAACAGTTGTTTTGAAAGTAGGGTCTGTGTCATATATAGTATCTATTACTTCTCCAAATGCTTCTCTTTTCTCTTTTGTAACAGATACTTGTTTACCTAGTTTTGCTTTTTGTAAAGCTGCTTGAGCTTGTGAAAGTTTTGCTTGTGTTGCTAGTGCTTCTAATCCTCTTTGTTGAATATCTTTACCAAACTGTGTACCTGCTTCTAAACCTCTACCTAGTTGTGATGCTAGATTTTCACCAGGTTGTCTAGGTTTAAGTAATTCTAAACTCCCACGAAGTATTGCTGCATTAATTAGTTGTTTATTATCTTGGTTAATTCCTGGAAATAATGCTTGTGCTAGTCTTTCGCCAAATATGTTTTCTTGTAAATTTTGCTCATTTTGTGCTGATCTTGTTTGGTTGTTTACGTTATTTATATTTTGAGGTGCGTCAAAAATATTTTTTAAAACTGTATTACCTTGAGCAAAACCTGTTTCTAAAAGATTTTTTTGTTTAGCTGCTTCATTTTTTTGCTGAACAGACATTCCTTTTTCTAATGATTCATTTGGAACAAACCTTACTCCAAACCTATCTGCAGCAGCTTTTCTTATTTCTTCATTTGGACTAGATAATCCTTCATAAAGACCAAGAACTCCTCCAGGTCTTAAATCACCTTCATAATAATTTCTTTTTCTAAGTTCTTGTAAATTTTCCTGAAGAACTTGTTGTAGTGGATTATTTATCTCTGCCATTATAAAAGTCCTCCATAGAATCTATTTAAACTAGGTGTTTGTAAATTTAAGCCAGGTGTTGCTTGTTGTGGCACTATTGGCATTATTTGTGGTTGTTGTGGGCTAAGTAAACCCATACTTCCACTTAGTAATGCTTGTGCTAACATTGGATTCATTCCTGCTCCTGGTGTTATTTCAGGTGCTGTCATGGCTCTTAGTCTTTCACGACCTGCTTCCATAGGATCAAACATACTCCCATACAAACCTCTTTTTTGTGCCATTGTCATGTCATCTACATTAACACCTGTATTAGGTCCTAATAACATATTAAATAGGTTCATCATCCTAATAATCCTCCTAATACTGCTCCACCTGCTATATATGGATTGATTGCTGCTAATCCAGTAGCTGATGCAGGAACTGCATAACCTGCCATACCACCTGCTAAATATCCCAAACCTGCTCCACCTAATGCTCCACCTAATACCCCTGGTCCTTGTGCACCTGGTCCTGTAGTTGTTGTTGTTGGTGGAAGTATACTTCCTGCTACAATATTTCCATATTGAGTTAATGCTTTGCCTGGAGCTTCCTGTTCAAATGCAAATCGTTGCATAGCTTCTGTTATAGGTTGTTGTGCTCTTGCTGTTTCTGCTGCACCTACTTGGGCTAGTGTTGCTGCAGGTTGAGCAAATGTACCCATAATACTAGGAGCAAGACCTAATGTTGCAGCTTGTGTTCTAAGAACGTCACCATACACATCACCATACATTTTTGATGCAACATCTGCTTGTTTCTGAGTAATATCTTTTATTACTTCTGATTCTAGTATTGCTTGTCTTGTGCCACCTAGTTGTCCTGCTTGTGTAGCACCACGTCTAGCTTGTTGTAATAACCTTGAGCCAGTTTCTTCTATAGGTCTAAGATTTGCTGCTAAAGATTCTTGTAGCATTGGGTCTTGAAATCTTTGTGCAGGACTCATTAATGCTTGTTGGAATCCTGGAACAATAGAACCTAATCCTAATCCTGCTTGAGCTAATGCTGCTTGTCTTTGTAATTCTTCAGCTTGATAAACTGTAGGACTAGCTTCAGCATAAGTTCTGCCTGGATAGAACTGCTGTGGTCCTGCTTGGTATTGTGTTTGTGCCTGTCTATATAAGTCAGTTAGGTAGGGTTGTTGCCCTGCCCATGGATCGGCTTTTTGTACTGTATTAGTACCTCCTCCTCCACCTTTACTCATAATATTCTCCTAGTGTATGGTTGTAAGTTCTTTTCCGAGTATGGTATATGTTTGTTCATATCCGAAATTCTTTAATTTTTTAATAAATCCTTTGCGACATACTGTTTCCATAGCATCACAATCTTGTTCTTGTGACCATTCTTCCAGTATTTCTAGTGTTTCTGCTACCCATGTGTCCATTTGTTTGCCACCTAATGTAACGATACGACACACTTTCTTTTGTGGATAGTTTAAAATCTGTGTTGTTATAACTGCTTTGATCTCTTTGCCATTGTCTTTGTCAAAGATAACCCATAGTTGCATTTCTTTTTCTTTTAAGAAGAAGTAGATATCATGTACGTCCATCTCTTCTTGGGATTTGTTATTGCCCATTTCTACATATTTTTTACAATCTTCCCACACGTCATCAATATACTCTGCAGGTATTCCTGATACATAAATCATTGCTTTCTCCTATTGACTTACTTGTATAATACTGAGTGTAACAGATGGAGTTTCAGGGGCAAATGCTGTAGCTGCATTATGTTGTAGTTCTACGTCAGTACTGTCCGATGCCCAAAATGCTTGTAAGTATTGTCCTGCTGTTATGCTAAATATTCCATTCCTAGATATTATTTTCTTCTCTGTATTTTCATGTAATGTAGAAATAATCGTAGACTGAGAACTGGTTACTCCATTTATCTTTGGAAAGAAATACACAGTTTTTGTACTAGCACTTGCTGATGATAAAGTCGCATGAAAACTTACATGATACTTACCTGTATGAGTAAAATTAAGTTTACTTGAATCTATGCCATCAATGCTTATACCTTGTGTATCGCCTGAACTATCAAA